AAATCACACCCGAAAAACCGAGCTATGACGGTACGGGGCGGAATCAGGCTATGACACATGACCTGCTATTACCCGCTGACCGGATACCAGGGACCTGATGGTGCCCTGGTATTCAACAAAACCGATTCGATCGGTAACGAAATGGAGGTGGCCTGCGGCCAATGCCTGGGATGCCGGGTAGACCGGAGTAAGACCTGGGCTGCACGATGCGTACACGAAGCACAAATGCACCAAAAAAACGCGTTCATCACGCTCACTTACGACAACGAGCACGTGCCTTACGGCGGAACATTGGTAAAAGAACACTTCCAGAAGTTCATGAAAAGAACCAGGAGCCGACATGAAGGAAAGAAAATACGTTTTTTTCACTGCGGAGAGTATGGGACGCTTGGCCGTCCTCATTATCACGCTTGTATGTTCGGCCTGGATTACCCTGACCGTATTGAACATTCTGTACAGAACGACATCACCACTTTTGTTTCAGACGAACTAACCGAGACCTGGGGAAAGGGATTCGCAACATGCGGAGAGCTGAACTACCAAACAGCGGCCTATACAGCCCGCTACATTATGAAAAAGATCACAGGAGAGAAGGCAAAAGAACACTACGAACGGCTGGTGCCAGACACCGGAGAAATCATCCAACTGGAACCGGAATACGTAACAATGAGCCTAAAACCAGGAATCGGATATGAGTGGTATCAGAGATACAAAACCGATGTATTCCCATCGGACGAAACACCAATACCAGGAAAGGGCGTATATCCAGGCGTACCTAAATACTATGAACACCTACTACGGAAAGAAGATCCAGACACCTACGAAAAAGTCAAAAACAGACGGAGAAAACATTTCAGAGAAAGACAACACGAATACACAGAAGAAAGACTACTAACCAAAGAAAAAGTCAAAAAAGCACAACTAAACCAGCTACGGAGAAACCTAGAATGAACCAGGAAAAAACCGGAACGAAAATCGTTACGACTTTGCAAGAATTGCTGTATTGGGATCAGTTTTGCAAAAATATGGGCTGGCCTAGACCCGATTTAAAAAAAACCGAACTCATAAAGGGAGAATACAATTGAACCTCAACGCATACACAATCTACGACGTAGCTTCTGGCGTATACATGCGCCCTTTTTTCTCTCAAGCAGACGGACAAGCCATCCGAGGCTTTAACGACATAGCAACAGACGCTAATCACGAAGTGGGCAAACACCCAGAGGACTACACGCTATACCGCGTAGGACGATTCAACGACACCAGCGGAAAACTAGAAGGCGAAGAACTGGAAAAGCTCACGACAGGCCTCGAGGCCGTGTCGAACTCACGAAACGTAAACCAGGACAACATCACAGAACTCGAAAGGAAAATAAACAATGGCTAGGCAAGCACCCAGACAACCATCACCGCACCGCTTTGGGCAAGTGCCCAGGGCGGATATACCAAGGTCAAGCTTTGACCTTTCACACGGACTAAAAACAACTTTCGACGCGGATTACCTAATCCCAGTCGGGGTATGGGACGTAATCCCAGGCGACTCATGGAACTGCAAAACGACAATCCTGGCGCGACTAGCGACTCCTCTCCGACCGCTCATGGACAACATCTATATCGATTATTTCGCGTTCTTCGTACCGTATCGAATTCTATGGACAAACTTTGAAAAATTCATGGGATCACAAGACGACCCGGGCGACTCCATCGACTACACAATACCGAGTCTAGCTATCGGAACCTCAAACGTTACCGGAAGCCTATACGACTACATGGGACTACCAAGCCCTTTCGGCACATGGGGAAGTATCACAGCAAGCATGCTTCCATTCAGAGCCTACAACCTAATCTGGAAAGACTGGTTCCGGGATGAGAACCTGCAAAACAGCCCAGCTATCAATACAGGCGACGCAGGCGACTCACAATCCCACTACACTCTGCAAAAACGTGCCAAAAAACACGACTATTTCACCAGCGCGTTACCATGGCCTCAAAAACAAACGGCCGGAGTATCAATACCCCTGGGAACAGTAGCACCAGTCGTAGCGGATCCAACGTACTTCACACCAGGGGACCCTGTACGAATTGTCGACAAAGACAACCCAACAACTAAAAACTTCACAATGCAACAAACGGGAGCACCAATCGATTGGGCGTCATCCGTAACAACCGGATTTGACGGAGGCGACCTGTTCGCGGACCTGAGCACAGCAACAGCAGCAACCATTAATGAACTCAGACTGGCATTCCAAACCCAAAGGCTGCTGGAAAGAGACGCAAGAAGCGGAACCAGGTACGTCGAAACACTGAAAGCACATTGGGGCGTTACATTTCCCGATTACACGGCTCAGAGGCCCGTTTATTTAGGGGGCGGAAGCGTACCACTCGGAATTACACCGGTACCGCAAACAACACCAAACCCGACGACACCAACGGCAAAAGACAAACAGGGTGGACTCGCAGGCTTCGGACAAGCAATGGGACAAGCAGGATTCACAAAAAGCTTCGTAGAGCATGGCGTAATTATCACAATGATCAACGCCAGAGGAGATATCACTTACTCGCAAGGACTCGACCGATATTGGAGTAAATCGACCAGATATGACTTCTATTATCCCGTTTTGAGTCAAATTGGGGAGCAGTCCATAAAAAACAAGGAAATCTGGATCGAGGGCGACGCAACGGACGATGACGTGTTTGGGTACACAGGCAGATACAATGAGTATCGCTTCCAAAACTCAAAATTGACGGGATTAATGAGGCCGAACGCAAGCGGAACCCTCGCGAGCTGGAACTTGAGCGAAGAGCTGACAAGCCAACCAACACTGGGAGACACGTTCATAACCAGCAACACCGCAACACCACTAGACAGAGCCATCGCCGTACCCAGCGAGCCGCAATTTATCGCGGATATCTGGCACGACGTTAAAGCGGCGAGGCCGTTACCGCTGTACGGAACTCCAGGCGGGATAGACCACTTCTGATGGAATTATGGGATTATTACTTCGGAGCAATATGCTCAATACGATTCCATCCAAAAAACCAAGTGGACGACATAAACGAAGAAATCAGGCGGTCGGCAGATATTGCCGACCAAATGATAAAAGAAAGGGATAAACGATGGCAGTCACAGCAGCACTAATCGCCGGCGGCGCAAGCGTAGCCGGCGGCCTTATAGGAAACAGCGGCCAGGCATCCGCAAACGCGGCCAACCTAGCAATAGCCAGGGAAAATCGACAATGGCAAGAAAGGATGAGCAACACAGCCTACCAACGGGCAGCGAAAGACCTCAACGCAGCTGGTCTGAACAGAATACTCGCATTGGGATCACCAGCAACAACACCCGGTGGAAACGTAGCAACAATGCAAAACGCAAAGGCGCCACTCGCAGACGCGATGGGCAAAGGAGTGAATAGCGCAATGCAGGCTGCGCTTTTAAACACTCAGATTAAAAAAATGGACGCAGAAGCAGACGACTCAATTGCGTCAGCAGAAGTAAAACGGTCACAGTTGCCAATAAATACGCAACAATTAGAAAACCTTCGGAAACAATATGACCTAACGACCGAACAAATCGCACAAGTGAAAGCATCAACAGACCTCGCTAGAGCAAATAGCGCTCAATCAAGAGAGATGGCAAAACAAATTGTTGAACAAGCCAAATCAATTAAAACTGCTACAGAAAGAGCTCGATGGGAACTAGAGCTCGAAAAATCGCTATACAGCGGAAAATTAGGACATACATTATACCTGATCAAACAGATGGCAGCACCACTCGCCGCACTGATCGGCGGAGTAGCAGTAGGAAAAGGGTTGGGCAAAAACCGAACAAAGACAACAGAACGAAAGACAAAGGACTTCCGACGGAAGGGGCCTTTGAAAGATCGCAAAACGGATTCCTGGTGGAATCCAAACATACCGGAGAATTAAAATGAGCATGGAATTAAAAAAGCTACAAGACGAACTAGGCGAAACTATAACCAGGACAGAATTACTCGCCCTGAGAGAACCGCTAGACTATTCAGATGGGCGAACGAAACAGTCCTTTAAAGATGAAACAGACGTCAATAAGCTCATTGAGAAGCATACCAGGATGGGCACATTAAGCCACCTGGAACAATGGGGAGGTCAGTACGGAGACCTGACCGGATTTGACTTCCAAGAAGCTCAAAACCAAATGGCAAAGGCGAACAGTATGTTCGAGCAGTTGCCAAGCAGTATTCGGAACCAATTCCGACACGATCCGGAACGATTCTTCAACTTTGTAAACGATCCGGAAAACGCCGACGACCTGGCAACGAAATTGCCAGAGCTGGCGAAAAGAGGGAGCAGGCCGCTGCCTACGCCGGCAGAGGTCGAGGACCCGACACCGGAACCTGCACCAGAACCGCCTGAAGGCGGATAAAGCTCCCTACGAACGGGAGCAGGCGACAAAGGGTACAAATGGGTGTACCCTGTCACCTATACAGTAGACATCAAGTGAAGCTACTGTATGGGGACTCCAGAACGGGTCCGAGAAGGGATCGAGCTAGAGCTCAACCACTAAAACTTTTCACAACGAAAAGTTCACAAATGGAGAACCAAAATCATGCGTAAACGCAGAAAGTTAGGCAAGAAACGGTCGCGAAACATGTTCGCGAAGGGCGTAATGAAATCACACCCGAAAAACCGAGCTATGACGGTACGGGGCGGAATCAGGCTATGACACATGACCTGCTATTACCCGCT